GGTGGGGGGTTTTGACTGATTGCGTGGGCGACACGCCCATGTACCCGGCCTCTCTATACATAGAACGTGTTTTTTTCACGTTCTCCGAGCGAGTCTCGACAGAGACGAGCGGTCGAGCCTCGCGCTCGACGGGGCCTGGAGGCCCCTTGGCTGGAAGGCCACGTCTGACGTAGGACCTTGGTCCTTAGTCGGACGACGTAAGTCGTCCTCCTAAGTAAAGCGGAGGACCCGTGTATCTGTTTTTGTTACATGCTGTTACATGTAACGCTGTTACATCTGTGCCGGGAGTCATAGTCCTTCCCGGCTGAAACCAAGGTACGACGCTCCGCTCCCGTGATGGGAGCGTCGCTCTGGTGGGGAAGGAAAAAGTGGCGAACTACAAGCCAAGAGACCTACGCGGCAAGGAGGAAGTCAGGGCACAGTTCCTCGACTTACTCCGTCAGGGCTACCTGATCAAGAACGCGCTAGAGGTAGTAGGCCGCTCACAATCCTGGTACGAGGCGCAGCGCCGCGACGATAAGGAGTGGGCCGCGCTCGTGGACACGGTCCGCGCGGCAGTCTCCGACCCGTCCTTGCGTGAGATGCAAGTGCCGGACTTCGAACAGTTCTCACACCAGTACCTGCACCTGGCTGTGCATCCTCACACTCAGAACATCGTGGACGTGCTGCAAGGACGTGAACCGTCCTGGCTGCACCCGGCGATGACGTATGAGAAGGGCGCGGCGGGGAACAAGAGAATCCTCGTGAACGTGCCACCCAACCACGGCAAGACGATGAGCATCAGCATCGGGTACGTGGTCTGGAACCTGATCCGTGACCCGAACATGAGCATCATCATCGTGTCGAAGTCAGCGGACCTGGCGCGCAAGATCGTCGGCGCGGTCAAGAACCGCTTGACCCACCCGTCCTACTCAGAGATGCAGGTGGCGTTCGGCCCGGCTGAAGGCTACAAGGCGACAGCCGAATCCTGGAGCGCCAACCGGATCTTCCTCCAACGCGACACGGACGCCAAAGACCCATCCCTGGAAGCCCTCGGGCTTTCCTCCCAGATTTACGGAGCACGCTCCGAACTGATCATCCTCGACGACGTGGTCACGCTCGGTAACGCTGGCGATCACGAGAAGCAGCGCGAGTGGCTCCTGCAGGAAGTCGCCACCCGACTTGGACCTGCAGGTCAACTGCTAGTAGTCGGCACCCGCGTAGCGGCGACCGACCTGTACTCGGAGTTGATGAACCCGGCGCACTACGCCGACGGGGTCGTGCCCTGGACGCAATTATCGATGCCAGCGGTACTGGAGTACGCGGAGGACCCGAAGGATTGGGTGACGCTGTGGCCCCTGGCTGATGAGCCTTTCAGCGAACTGGATGAGCCGGACGAGTTCGGGCAGTACCCGCGCTGGACGGGGAAGCGCCTCGCGCGCGTGCGCAACGAGGTAGGCACCCGCAAGTGGTCGCTGGTGTACATGAACTCACCTGTCGCTGAAGATGCCACGTTCGATCCGATTGCTGTCAGCGGATCCGTGAACGGATACCGCAAGACCGGGCCGCTGGACGTGAACATGAAGGGTCACCCGAGCGAGGGCCTGGACCGGCACTACGTGATCTGCAGCATGGACCCGGCTGTGTCCGGTAACACGGCAGCGGTCGCCTACAGCGTCGACCGCAAGACGGGCGAGAGGTACGTGCTGGATGTGCGCGTGCTGAGCGGACCCACGCCAGCACAGATCAGGGAACTGATCTACCACATGACTGACGTGTACAAGCCCAAAGAATGGGTGATCGAGTCGAACGCCTTCCAGGGGTTCCTCGTGTACGACGAGGAAATCAACCAAGAGATGGCGTCACGGGGCATCATCGTGAAACCGCACCACACCAGCACCAACAAGCAGGACCCTGAGTTTGGTGTGGCGTCGATGGCTGGCCTGTTCGGGACGGTAGCCAGCGAGCAGTCCATCAAGAAGCACCAGGAAGACAACTTGATCGAGTTGCCGAGCACGCAAGGGTATGGCGTGAAGGTCCTCGTGGAGGAACTGGTGTCGTGGAACCCCGAGATACCCACACGTAAACGGCGGCAAGACACAGTCATGGCTTTGTGGTTCGCAGAGTTACGGGCGCGGGAAGTGATTCAGCGCTCAAGTGGTCGCCCATCGTATGCACAGAATTCGTTCCGGTCGGAAAACGACCGAACTAGACAAGTAACTGTTGACTTGGACGCATTGTTCGCTGAGAAGTCATCGTCCAATGTGTACATATAGCGCCGCACGCAACGTCGAGGACCTGAAGAGCCTGTCGGCAAGTGCTAGGTGCGAACCTATTTAGGAGGTGTCTGTGGCTGAGACTGCCCAGAATGTTGTGGCGTTAGCCCGTCGCCTGCAGCGTGAGAATGTTGACCGTGATGCGCGCATGCGTGCGGTCCAGTTGGTCCGCACGGGCCACGCCAACATGCTGTACAAGGGGATCTTCCCCAGCGACTGGCCCCAGCCCGTCATCGCTAACACCATCGACGTTGTAGCCCAGGACCTGGCCGAATCAATCGGCACCCTGCCTACGTTCACGGCTGCTGGTGACTCGATCCTGGACGAGAACAAGCGTTCTCGCTACGACCGCCTCACCAAGATCATCAACTACTACGTGTGGCACTCCCGCCTGGGGGCGCGCCTGGTGCAAGGCGCGGACAGGATGATGACCTACGGGTTCCTCCCGATCCGCGTGGAAGCGGACTACGAGAACGACGCCCCGTACATCCAACTGGATGACCCGATGGGTGCGTACTTCAACCGGGACCGCTTCGGAAACATCACGCATTACATGCGCGTGTTCAAGCGTCGCGCGAGCGACCTCGCCGCGATGTTCCCCGAGCACGAGTCGAAGATCGTGCGACCCAAGAGCATGTACGGAACGCAAGACAACCCGTACATTGAGGTGGCGCGCGTATGGGACAAGGAGCAAGAAACCCTCGTCATCCTTGACGACAAGGGCCTGGTCCTGGACCGTGTCGAGAACCGTCTCTCCCGGCTGCCCGTCGTGGTCGCCGGACGGCCCAGCCTCGATGGGGAACCGCGTGGCTCATTCGATGACGTTCTCTGGGTGTTCGCAGCGAAAGCGAAACTTGCGCTGCTTAGCCTGGAGGCCACACAGAAGGCAGTCGAAGCGCCCATCGCGCTCCCGACGGACGTACAGGAGATGGCGTTCGGGCCTGACGCGATCCTGCGCTCTAACACCCCAGAGCGGATCCGTCGGGTTCCGATGGAACTGCCACAGTCCTCACTCATCACAGAGGGCAAACTCGATGAAGAGTTGAGGTTCGGTTCACGATTCCCCGAGGCACGAGCCGGACAGATCGACTCAAGCGTCGTGACTGGGCGCGGAGTGCAAGCCCTCATGGGTGGGTTCGACTCACGCATCAAGGTCGCACAGGGCATGCTGGGCGACGCACTCGCCGAGTCACTTGGCCTGGCCCTGGAGATGGACGAAGTCATCTGGGGTAACGCCAAGAAGGATGTCGGGTCCGTAGCGAACGGCACCCCGTACCAGTTGAAGTACACGCCTTCGCGTGACATCAAGGGCGACTACAGCGTCGTATCCGAGTACGGGCTTCTCGCGGGGCTAGACCCCAACCGCGCATTGGTGTGGGGCCTGCAGGGACTGTCCGCCGGACTGTTCAGTAAGTCATTCATGCGCCGCAACCTTCCGGTCGGCATGGATGTGGCAGAAGAAGAGAAGGTGATTGACGTGGAGCGGCTACGCGACGCCGCTCTCGCCGCAGTTTCCGGTTACGCCCAAGCGATACCACAGATGGCAACCGAGGGTGGAGATCCTCAAGAACCAATTAGAGCCATTCAATCGCTAATCGATCAACGAAAGAAGGGCGTGCCGATAGAGGCAGCACTTGAGACTGCCTTCGCTCCGCCTGAGCCAGGCCCCGAACAGGGCGTGGTACCCGGCCAAGAGCCAGGGATGACCCCCCAGCCTGGAGGCGGCATGGGCGGAGCACCTAGCCAGCCACCATCGATGCAGCAAATGCTCGCATCACTAGGTGGGAACGGACAAGCAGACACGTCAGTAAGAACTCTGCGTCAACAATCAATCTAGGGAGACACCATGGCAATGCAACCGCGCGACATCGTTATTCGTGTGGGCGTAGGAGAGGTATACGCCATGGTTGTTGCCGAGGGGTCCGCATGGAATCCCGATGTTGCTAGAGACATGGTCGGTCGTTTGAACGACGTGTGGCGGGAAACCATTGAGACCGCCGTTGATGTGGGCTTGATTGATACATCTCCGTTGCCTCGCGAGATCGAGGACGACGACTTCCTGG